ATTTCCTCCATCTTTTTGGAGAATCAGCCAGAATTGGCGGGAACTGGCGAGGACTGTGATCATGATTGGCGGATTGGTCGTGAGCAGCCAAGATTGGAAAGCGTTGGTGTTGGGGCCGAAACTTATGGGCCTCTTGTTGCTGCTTGGGCTGAGCGTCATATGGGTATTACGTTGATGCCTTGGCAGGTTCACGCGTTGTCTGGGCAGTTAGCTCATGACGCGGATGGGGTGTTGCAGTTTCGTGAGTCGTTGGTTTCAACAGCACGTCAAGCGGGCAAAAGTATTGCTCTCCAGGCTTTGTGTGGGTGGTGGCTGACCGAGGGGGCTGTCATTCGTAAGCAGCCGCAATCTGTTATGTCTGTTGCCAACAAACTTGACCGTGCTGAGGCCATCTTTCCTTTGCTTGCCAACATTCTTTGTGAGTCTTTTGGCGGTAAGAAATTGGCTGCTATTGGGCGTAAGTCTGTTGAGATGCCTGATGGTTCTCGGTGGGAAATCCGTGCTGCGACTAAGAGCTTGCATGGAGGCTCTCACGATTTGATAATTTGCGATGAACTTTTCGATATAGATGCAGAGGTTGTGGATAGTGCTTTGCGCCCCAGCCAGATTGCACGTAAGTCACCGTTGCTTTCTATGTGGTCTACAGCTGGCGACCAAAACAGTGAAACCATGATTAAATTACGCCAGCAAGCCATGGCCGATATTGACAAGGGAATACCAAGCCTGTTTTATTTCGCTGAGTGGTCTATGCCTAGCCATCTGTCACCGCTGGACGAAAAAAACTGGTACTGGGCGAACCCCAGTTTGGGAACCACGATTACTATTGACGCGTTGAAAGCTGTGTCCAAAAAAGACAGCTTCATGCGTGCGCATCTAAATCAATGGATTACGGCAAGGGGGGCCTGGCTGGATTTGGGGGTCTGGGAGAAAAATCAAACAGATATTCCAATGCCTGAAGGGGGGTACCTCAGTGTGGATTCATCGGTTGATGATGCCAGATATTGCGGGGTTAGAGCCGCCGAAGTTGATGGCAAAGTTATTGTGCAGACTGAGTTTGTTGTTGAAACTGAAGCTGATATGTGGACGGCTATTGCCAGGGTGATGGAGAATCCAGAAGTGCAGCTGCTAATTACACCCACACTTGATATTCACGTGCCGTTGGGATTGCGCAGGCGCACCACAATTACGGGGTATGCAGAGCTGACACGCTTCACAACTTTGGTGCGTTCAATGATTCATGAAGGCAATGTCAAGCATCATGGCGAGAGTCTTTTGGCCGACCATTGCGGCCGAGCAGTCCTTGTAAAAACGCCTTCTGGGGCTGTTGTCAGCAGCCAGAAGAGTCCAGGGCCGATAGAGCTTTGTCGTGTAATGATCTGGGCAGTGGCGCAAGTGTCAAAACCAAAGCAAAAGACAAAACCCATGATGGTCATAGTGGGTGGCTAAACTGCTAGCGGTATTGCTCTGGGCGTTGTCGGGATGAGCAGGGCAGTACCACAATTCTCATACTGAAAGTGGCATACTTCCATCATGGCTCTGTTCGATAAAAAAGTTACTAAGGCCGCTATCAGCCCAATTCCTGAAGTCCAGGCAGCTGTGGGTTATGGCGGTTCCAAAATGATTGGTGATTTCTGGGCGTATCAACAGGGTGAAGCACGTGCAGCTGCCATGCAGGTAGCGACCATTAGCCGTGCGCGTGATCTCATGGCTTCAGTCCTTGCCTCTATGCCGTTGAAAATGTACGGGGAAATTTGGAATGATGTTGATGGCGAAATGGAAGAAGTTCCATTAGCGCCACGATCATGGTTACGCCAGCCAGACCCGACAGTCACTTATCCATTTCTCATGGCTTGGACTTTTGATGATCTCCTCCATTACGGAAAAGCGTATTGGTACATCACGGCACGTACTCAAGATGGCTTTCCTTCAGCTTTCACGCGTATCCCAGCAGGCTCGGTTACCACTCCAGATGTCCCAGGCAATATCCCTTTCGGACCTTCTAAAGAAATCATGTTTGCTGGGAACTTCCTAAAAACTGATGATGTTGTCCAGTTCCTGTGCCCGATTGAAGGCATTGTTTATAACGGCCAGCAAACAATCGCTACAGCTATAGCAATAAATGACGCACGTAGACGCAATAGCACATCGGCCATTCCTGCGGGAGTCCTTTCCCAGACGGGCGGCGAACCTTTGTCAGCGCAAGAATTGGCTGATTTAGCTGCACAATTTAACACTGCGAGAGCTACAAACCAGACGGCAGCACTCAATGAGTTCCTGAAATATGAAGCCACCACAGCAACTCCAGACAAGATGATGCTTATTGAATCGGCTAACTACTCCGCTCTGGAAGCGGCCAGGCTTTGCTCAGTTCCTCCTTATTTAGTTGGAGTCAGTACGGGCGCTTACTCATACCAATCATCAGAGCAGGCTCGTGCCGACCTTTACATCTTTGGTGTGCAGCCATACGCTCAGTGCATTGCATCCACTCTGAGCATGAACAATGTCCTCCCAAGAGGCACGTATGTCTGTTTCGACACAGATGATTTTCTTGTTGAGAACGAAGTAGCCGACACCATGAACCAACCCCAACCACAACAAAACACACAGGAAGCGTTAGCAGAATGAAACTTAACCTCTCAGCAGGCTTTGCCGTAGAACTTGAAGCAGAAGCAGGCTCAGCGCCTACTCGTCAGATTTCGGGAATAGCCGTTCCATATGATGTCCCCGCACGAGTGAGTGATGGCACCCTGGTGCAATTCGCCCAAGGATCATTGCCAACAGATGGCAAAGCACCAAAAATGTTTATGTACCACGACTCAAGCCAGCCAGTCGGTCTAGTCACTGCCCGTACAGAAACGCCACAAGGCATGATGTTCACCGCATCCATTGTGAACACTCAAGCAGGCACTGACGCGTTAACAATGGCCTCAGCAGGGGTGCTTGATTCCGTCTCAGTTGGTGTGAACGTGTTGCAAAGCCACAATGCCAAAGATGGCACCATGGTTGTTACGGCTGCCGATTGGTTAGAGCTATCGCTGGTGCCTATCCCAGCTTTTTCTGGGGCGACCGTAGAATCCGTGTTTGCATCAAATGAATCTGTTACCATTCCAGAAGAGGCACCCGATGAGCCTGAAGAAACCGAACCACAGGAGAATCCAGTGTCAGAACCAATCATCGAAGCCTCAGCACCTGAGTCAATCCCAACCTCACCTCTTTATGCACAAGTAGCACGAGAGTTCACATTGCCTTCAGCGGGCGAATTTATGGCGGCTCTCCACGCAGGTGGACAGACTTTTGCAAACATGAACAAAGCAGTTGCTGATTACACAGCCTCAAAGCGCACTAACATCCAGGCAGCCGCTGGCGATGTCATCACAACCGATACGCCAGGATTGCTCCCGATTCCCGTGTTGGGACCTCTCGTGCAGGACCTAAATTTTCTGAGGCCTGTGTGTGAAGCAGTGGGGGTACGTGCGTATCCAGACAGCGGACAGTCAAAGACATTCGTGCGTCCTACCATCACAACTCATACCTCTGTAGCGGCTCAAAGTACTGAGCTGTCAGCAGTTTCAGCAACGACAATGGTGATTGCATCAAACTCGGTTACAAAGACCACGCTCGCTGGCCAAGTTACTTTGAGCGCACAAGACATTTCGTTTACCAACCCCGCAGCAATGCAGTTGATTCTCAATGACCTCATGGGTGAATACATGATTGCTTCAGACAACCTTGCAGCCGACAACTTGCTTGCCGCTGCAACATCATCTGGTGTTTGGGACTTGTCAGTTGCTGACTTGCTCAAGAGCGTTTACGACTCAGCAGTGGACATCTCAAATGGCCGTAACTGGACACCAACACATATGTTCGTATCTCCAGACGTATGGGGCCAACTTGGACAACTTGCAGACAGCAGTGGCCGTCCAGTGTTTCCGTTCATCGGCGCAGGTCTTACAGGCCAGAACGCGCTTGGAAGTGCATCAGCATCTTCATGGAACGGCAACCCACTTGGCCTTCAGCTTGTAGTGGACAGCAACTTTGCTGCCAAGACCATGATTATCACTCGAGTCGGTCAAGGCCAAGGCGATGCTTATGAGTATTATGAAGCACCTCAGTCTTTGATGAGCTTTGAGAACCCATCAGTCTTGGGACGCACAATGTCATTCCACGGTTACTGCTCAACGTTTGCAGCAGTCCCAGGAATGATTCGCAAGATCACTCAGGCTTAGCCCGAAAGGCGGTTAGCCGCCATGGCTACATACGAGGTAATTTTCCATCAGCGCATAGACAACTATGCAGTGGTGCAAACTCTCACAGATAACGATGTTGCTGTTGGTGAATCAATCACCATCACAGGTCTTGGGCATGGGCTGAACGGTACTTTTACTGTTTACGCCCAGCCTCAATACCTGTATATCGGTACCGACTCTGACGGCAATCTCATATTCGATGCTGCTATTCCATTGCCTAACCAGGTGATGTACTACGACGCGGACCCAGACCTTGACCGCAGTGCTGCCATTCCCCCTGGCACTCTGAGTTTTGTGCAGACCTGCACGTGGACAACAGCAGCGAATTTGATGACATATCTCGGAATCACTATTGACAACCCCTCAGATGATTACACCCTGCTCACGCAATCTGTTGCAGCCAGTAACGCTTTCTGCTTTAGACGCAGGCAAGAGTCTGGCTATACGGGCGATTCACTTTCCACTTCCCCTGGTGGAGATGTGACGCTCGGTACTTTGATGTATGGGGCGGCCTTGTGGAGGGCTAGAGGAAGTGTGCAAGAAACTTTTGCCACCTTTGACGGAATGGGGTCTGCGGGCGTTTCTGCGATGACTCCAATCATCAAGCAGCTCTTGGGCATTTCACGCCCCCAGGTGGCGTAGTGGCCTTTACAGACCTTCTCAACGAAGCTATAGATGATGTGGCAGCCAAGATTGCCACAGTCGCTGGCATCAGGGTTGTTACAGACCCCACAAAGATTGTGCCTAATTGTGTATTCATTGACGCGCCATCTTTTACAACCTTTGCAGGCAACGGCAACATCCTTAATGTGACGTTCCCTATCAAGGTGCTTGGCTCAGGCCCAGCCAACTTGCCAGTGCTACGCCAGCTGCTTAGCACTACAGCCAAAGTGATCTCGAGCAATGTAATTGTAATGAACGGCCAACCCACTGCCTACCTCATTGGTGGTGCAGAATATCCTTGCTACGACCTAGTAGTATCCGTACAGGCACAGACAGCGTAAGGCGAATCATGTACACAATTATTTCACCAAGAATCGGAACACCAGGCGACAAGTTTGAGCCTTCCGAGGAAACAAACGTTGAGGCCCTCATTGAGGGTGGCTTCATCAAATCCGACAAACCATCAACCAAATCTGCTAAAACAGAAGAAACATCTCCAGAGGAGTAACCCACATGGCTACCAGCACATACCTTTCTAACCCATCACTTACTGTCAATGCAGTTGATTTGTCAGACCAGACAACCTCGGCAACTCTTACTGTCAAGTATGACGCGCTCGAATCAACAGCCTTTGGCGGTTCTTCCCGTGTCTACGTAGCTGGCCTTGGTGATCATGAACTTACAGTTGAACTGTTCATGTCCTATGCAGCCACAGAAACTTACGCAACTTTGGCAACTCTTGTAGGCACAGCAACCACAGTTGTCATGAAACCAACGTCAAGCGCTGTCAGTGCAACCAACCCATCGTTCACTCTGACTGGCACATACCTTGAGGCTTTGCCAGTCATTGATGCAACACTTGGAGAATTGTCAAGCATCTCGCTTACATTCCGTGGTGGCGTTTACACCGCTGCAACTACATAACAAATTAAACAAGGGAAACCCGACATGAAATTAGAACTACGCGCAGACATGGGCGAAGGCCCATTTACAGTTACCACCAACCTTTGGTGTGTGACCCAATGGGAACGCAAGTTCAAGACTAAAGCGTCAGAAATGGCGAACGGCATCGGCATTGAGGACTTAGCGTTCTTGTGCTGGGCTGCTTGTCAAACCCACGGCCATATTGTGCCAATTGTTTTTGATGATTTCATTAAGAAATTGGTGAGTCTTGAAATTGTGAGCGAGGACACTGACCGCCCTTTCTCCGAGGCACCTACCGACATTCTCTAGCGGGGGTGCTTATTGCCACAGGGTTCTGGCCACGTGAGATAGAGTTCACAACTGACGACCTCTCGACAGTCATCAAAATGATTAATGAAAGTCGGAAGAAGTAATGGCCACCAATGTTGTAGAAGTTCTAGGTCTTAAAGAGGCGCTAAAAGAACTGAACACGATGGACAAGAAACTGCGCCGTGAAATTACTCGTGACTTTAAGAAGATTATCCAACCAGTTGTAGGCAAGGCCGAGTCGATGCTCCCTAATAATGCGCCCCTGTCAGGCATGGCAAGATCATGGCAAGGCAAATCAGGAGCTGACATCATGTCCTGGAACGATGCTCGAGTTCGCCGTAACCTCAAACCTTTTACCAGCGGCAAAAAAGTACGTGACGCGCCTGGTGGCTTTAAGCAGAACCTTGGCGTATTTGGGATTAGATGGCTTGGCCCTCAAGCTACGGCTCTGGATATGTTGGCCAAGGGCGTGATGGCTGACAACCTTACAAACCGCTTTGGGCCTCCTTCTCGAATCATCTACAAGGCGTACGAGTCAGCATCTGAAGAAGTCCAGCAACAGGTTAAAGACTTGGTAAATAAAGTGATGAAACTAACTAACAATGCCATGAGGATTTAATGAGTGTAATTCTTAACATCGTCTCCGCCTTTGATGAGAAAGGGATAAAAAAAGCCCAGAAGGCTTTTGCCCAATTAGAGACCACAACCCAGAAAGCGTCCTACGCGCTTAAGACTTTTGGTGGCCCAGCAGCCACAGCCGTTATTGGCGCTGTAACCACTGAACTGGTACGTGCTGTCAAGGCAGCGGCTGAGGATCAAAAGAGCCAAGAGCAGTTGAAGATTGCTTTGGAAAATACTGTTGGCGCTAATAAGTCCCAAGTAGCTGCGGTTGAAGATTCCGTGACGGCGCTTATGTACCAAACGGCCACGGCTGATGATGCTCTTAGACCGGCTCTATCCAAACTTGTCAGAGCCACAGGGGATGTCACACAGGCACAGTCCCTATTGAAATTGGCATTGGATGTCAGCGCCGGGTCTGGCCGTGACCTCACGAGCGTTAGCACAGCATTATCACGTGCGGCCCTTGGCAACTTCACTGCACTTACTCGCCTTGGTATTCCTCTTGATCAGAACGCTGTCAAAGCCAAAGACCTAGATGGAGTTTTAGGCAGCCTGGCTTCTTCTTTTGCTGGTGCTGCTACAAAGAACGCCCAAACTTTTGAGGGTCAAGTCACAACGCTGAAGATTGCTTTGGGCGAACTTGAGGAAACTGTTGGTAACAAGGTGCTACCAACCTTGGGCAATTACGCCACAGTCCTTGTTGATCTCACAACCAAAAGCCAAGGCGCAGAGTCCTCAACCAAAACATGGCTAGGCCGTCTTGGTGCTGGCATTGCCATTGTGGCCAAAAACACTCCAGCTCTTGGCCCGCTACTCAAAACTATTGGCCTTGTAAATGACAAGGTTAAAGAGCAAGCCGATTACCTAAAGCGTCTTAACTCGCCAACAAGCAACGTAACAAAGAACCTTAAAGATTTAACAGTTGCTGAAACTACCAGTGCCACTTCTACTAAGGCTTCAAGCGCTGCAAAAGAAAAAGCTGCTGCTGCCGCCAAGAAACACGCTGCTGCATTAGCCAAAGCCAAGGCTGCTGCTGCTGAGTTCCAACGCCAAATAGAAGAAGCAGCGCAAGCATTACAGGACAAACTGAACGCCCAGCTTGATGATGCCACAGCCAAACTGGCTGATGCCCAGAGTGCATTTGATTCTTTTGGGAAGGGCGTAGGGCAAGCAATCACCGCTGGCTTTAACTTTGCTGATGCACAATCTGAGGTTGCTGGAAACGCTGCCGAAGTTAAGACTGCCCTGCAAAAACAAGCCGAGGCACAAGCCAAGGTAAACAAGGCACAGGCCGATTACAACTTCTTTAGGCGTGATGACTACGCCCAGCTTCTCGCTGATGCCATGGGTGACCTTGCTGTTGTCACCGATGAAGTGACCGCTGCACAAGCTAAACCTCAAACGTTCTTTGAGTCTCTTAATAAGCAGGCTGACAAAGCCAAAAAGTTTGGTGAGTTAGTCAGCAGGCTGATGGCTGCCAACCTTAACGAAGCAGCTCTACAACAAGTATTGGCAGCTGGAGTTGAAGGTGGTACAGCTATTGCCGAAGAAATCCTTGGCTCTGCCGATGGAGTACTCAAGGCCAATGATCTCACAGCGGGGATGACAGAACTAGCAGCAAACATGGCTGCAAAATCGGCCGCTAAGTATTACCAGGCAGGCGTAGATAGCGCTAAATCATTCCTTGCTGGGATTCAGGCCACAATGGGTATTGCCACACCCACAATCTCTCCCACAGGTGGATTTGATTTTTCTGGCATAGACCTATCAGGTTTCTCTGTTGGCGGTCTTGGCACCCTTATGGCTGACGGCGGTGTAATTACACGCGCCACAACTATTACAGCGGGTGAGGCGGGGCCAGAGGCAATAATCCCTCTTGACCGTATGGGCGACTTTGGCATGGGAGGCAGCAATGTCACTATCCAAGTAAATGGTGGAGACCCTCAATCAGTAGTTAATGCTTTGCGTACCTACATGAGACAGAACGGGTCTATCCCAATTAAGGTAAGCACCCCGTAATGCCTCAAACATACAAAGTGAAATACTCTGCTGATGGAGTTACTTTTACGGCTCTAACCAATGTTCAAGGCATCAACATTAAGTTGGGTCGTGAAAAGCAACTAGACGCGTACAACGCAAGCAACGCTGAAATAGAACTCAGATACCCCAATGGCTATGCAAGTCCCATTGCTGACTTAAAAACTGGTACCTATATCAAGATTGAAGGCCCTAACCAACTTGACACCAGCGCCAGTTCTTTCTTAGGACGCATCCGAGATGTTCAAGTGCGTTACGGCATCCCCTACAAAAGCAGTCTAGGAAACGCTGATTACCTCACCATTAGTTGCGAAGGTTTCTTTGCTGCTGTTGCTCGTATGAACGGCAATAACTATGCGCTGGCTTCGGGTGCGCCACAAACACAATTAACAGTATCTAATTCTATTACTGGTGTCACTGGCGCTTATTTGCGCCCTCAAGGCACAGACCCAGTGATGGTTGGTCTCAATATCACCGGCACATGGGGCGACTGGTACAACCAGTTATTAACCACATTGAATGGCCGTATGTGGGATACCAATTTGGTGAATGAAATCAAAGTTGTCAGCCCGTTTTATCAAAACCCAGTAACTGAAGGTGCCACGCCAGTCTTTTCAGACACCCCAACCTCAGCCCAGTATTCCTATGATCAAATCGATTTCAACTCTTATGCCGATAACTACTGGACACAGGTTTCTGTCACACCTCTTGGTGGCTCTGTTGTCACTGTTACCCAAGCTGGCGCTACCACGCCTTACCGCACCTACACAATTAACACCTTAAACAGCAGTACAGGTCAAGCCACTGACTTCGCCAATTACCTAGCCAGCCTCTACGGCACTGCCCAGTTTCGCATTGCTAGCGTTTCGTGCCTTTCAGAAGCCACCCAGCGCAATGGTTTTTTAGATTCTCTTGGTAGTCAATCGCCAGCGTCTTACCCGGGTATGCGTTGCAGTGTCACTTTTCGTGGTACCAGTTACCCAGCAATCATTGAGGGCGTCACTATCTCGGCTACTCCCGAATCGTCTCGTTATACGTTTACGCTGTCATCGGCCGAGCAGAACAACTATTTGATTTTGGATTCAACGGTGTACGGAACGCTCGATTACAACAAGTTAGGATATTGATATGGCTATAAAGACTTTTACTACGGGTGAGGTGCTGACGGCTGCCGATACGAATACGTATTTGGCGAACTCAGGGCTGGTGTATGTCAAGACCCATACAGTTACTGGTACTCCAACAACGATGGTGGTGACTAATGCTTTCTCAACATCCTTTGATTCCTACAAGATTGTTGTAGATGGCTTTGTATGTAGCAGCATAAACCCAAGTTTGGCCCTGACGTTTGGCTCAACCATTACTGGCTATTACTACGGCATTCCTTTGTGTACCGTAAGCAGTGCTGCTTATATTGGCGTAAACGGAAACAACACAACTAACTTTCAAGCCTTTGCGCAACGAACACCCACAGCAGTTGCTTCATCTTTTACGCTTGAAATCTTTGCCCCATTTACGGCGCAGAACACTCGTGTTAGTGGTATGAGTTATGACGGCTACTCGTTCGGTGGTTTAGGTAACGGAATCTTGAGCAATACAACTTCCTATACAGACTTCACCTTAACTACCGATGTAGGCACTTTTACCGCTGGCAAAGTCACTGTTTATGGATACCGAAAGGCATAGAAATGAAACGACCAGACATACAAATAGACGATGAAGTCAGAGAAATGACAGAAGAAGAACATGCCATTTATCTTGCAATTGTTGCTGAAGCAGAAGCCAACACCGATAGACCATGAAACGCCTACTGCTGATTAGCGCCACCCTCATAACCCTCACAGGCTGCGCAGACCGTTTCCGCTACCCATGCCAAGACCCAGCCAACACCAACAAACAAGAGTGCCAATGCAACCAAGAGTCACGCACCAAAAACAAAGCCCTAGGCGCTGTCGAGTCAGCCGTAACCACCACCACACTTAAAGAAATTCTAGGATTTGACTGCTAATGAAACTTAGACCACGACTCACCAACGAAGAAATAAAAGCACGACTAATCCTTGTAGTAGGCATCGGACTCACCATTGTGTTTGTCATGTCAATCTGCTTCATGCTGTACGGCACTTTATTCGTAACGCAGCCACGCACAATGGCCGAAGCAGACCGTGAAATTTTTGGAGTGTTGAGTCCGCTTCTAATGTCCCTATCTGGTGGCCTACTTGGAATGCTTGCCGCTAACGGCCTTAAAGACAAACCGCCAGCACCATGACACGCGCATATCGTTATTACCCAGCATGGGACGGTAAGACCACGCAGCCCATCACAGCTAAATGTTTAGACCTATGCACAAAGCGCTGGAAGGTCACCAACCTGGGCACGTATGCAAACCGCCCCATGAGGGACAAACCAAACTTAAGCACCCACGCCACTGGATACGCCATGGACATTGGCCATAGTGACATCAAAGTGCTTGAAGCCATCTGGACATTCTTTGTGATCAATTCCCTAGCGCTAAAAGTTCAAGAAGTCCATTTCTACAAGATGCCAGGCACTAAATTTGGTGCTGGCTATCGCTGCTCACGCGGCGAAGGCATGGCAGGGGTTGTCAAGTATAAAACCAAAGAGGAAAGCGCTGGCACAGGCGGCCTTTGGATACATTTGGAACTGGAAAAGCAAGATTTGGAAAACTTTGATGCTGAGTTCAGAAGGTTAAAGCCAGCCTGATAAGGATTCCCAGACACTGTTTGAGCGGTGCTGGGGCTAGGTGGTGGGTTTCTTTGTTTCCATTGGGAAATCCACCACCGACTTCTCAAATTGTGTATAGTCATCTTTAGCCACTCAAATGGCCTAACCAAAGGAAACACAAAATGTCACGCATGAAGGATTACCTCTTAGAGGATTTACCACTGTTCAGGGCCACAGACCCAGACACATCACGCCAAATCAAGCCAATGCGCTTAAATAGCCACCGAGCAATTCTCCTAGCTATTTATGCTGGGAATATTAGCGGCCTCACAGATGAAGAGGCAGCCGCTATAGCTGTTTCCCGAGGCCACGTTATAAACGGCTACTGGAAGCGCTGTGCCGACTTACGCACTCAAGGACTTATCCACGACTTAGGCATCCGCAGGACGCTTGCCAGTGGCTCTCAGGGCATGGTATGCGCCGTCACGCGTTTTGGTCTTGACATTGCTACGGGCTGCTATGACTGACACACAGTTTATTTACAGTTTCATAATGGGATGGGTCAGCTGCTGGCTGTTTCTCAAAATGATGGCAAACCGACCATGATTCCCACATGGGGCTATATGGCCCTAAGGTCTAAAGATAAGAAAACCATGGTGCAAATCTTCACAGACTTGTCCACAGGCCTGATTGAGTACACCCAAGTCTGCACACGTGCAGAGTCTTGGCACTTATGGGGGCCGCCAACAGAAGTAGAGAGAGTTGATTAAGAAACTCATGGCACTATCGCTAATCCTCGCCCTATCCACCCCAGCTCACGCAAGTGCAGCTACTAACTCATGCCCTAAATGGGAACCGCTACTCAGGGAATACTTCCCAGCCCAAGTGGTACCTGTTCTGAGCAAAATTGCATATCGAGAAAGTCGCTGTAACGCGCAGAGCTTGTCAGCAATTCGCAAATCTACGGGTCGCCCAGATGTTGGCCTTCTTCAGATTCAAGGATCATGGGCTACCGTGACACGTGCTGTCTGTAAGAAACAAGATGTGATTAGAGCCCTGCTGTCGGCCAGGTGCAATGTCAAAGTGGCTCGTTACTTGTACGACAATGGCGGCCTAGGTCACTGGCGAGCAACATCAGGAAAATAACAAAGGAAACAATGGAAACATCAACGGGCGAACTAATCGCCAAACTAACCAATATCAGCATGAACCTAGCGCTCGAGCTACGGTTCAAGGAAGCCAGCGTCATCATGGAGGCAGTAGGCGCTTTACACGCCCTGCCAAACATTGCTGAAACCATCAGGGACTCATGGCATCCATCTCTTAACGTGAGTGGGCCATCTAAGGGCATTAATTATCTGTCATCAGTCAAGATGGTTGGCGCTGATGAGTGAGCCAATACAAGTAGGCAACATAAACATTCACGGTGTAACCAAGGACAACATCAAATGCAAGGTAAACCAATTTGAGACTTTTAGCTCAATCACTCTTGACTTTGGGATGACTAGCGTCACCCTTTATACAACCCTGGATGACATCGCAGCAATACGCAGAATCCTTGGTGGCTGGTGAGCGAATACATACACCAAGACGATGCCTACGCATGGCTCAGAGACAAAGAAATCACTTTTGCTGAGGACGACTTTGCCAAAGTACAAGCTGAGCGGGACGCGTTAAAGCTCCGAGTCGCCGAATTAGAAACCGAATTGAACCGATTAGAAAGAGAACACGCACGTGGCCAGTTTTAACCTTGACGATTATGAGCCAGTGGCCAGCAGAATTAGCAAATTTTACGATGCTCACCCTGAAGGCCGAATCATTACAGAACTTGTGCATTACTTATCTGATGTTGCCGTATTTAAGGCAGAAATCTGGATAGGTGATGTACTTGTATCTACAGGCTGGGAAGAAGAGGTGCGTAATTCATCGCACATAAATAAAACTTCCCACCTGGCTAACGCAGAAACAGGGGCGGTTGGACGCGGACTAGCTAACTACAACCTGGCTGGCACCGACCCATCTAAACGGCCAAGTCGTGAAGAGATGGGCAAAGTCCAAAGAATGTCCCCATCAGGTGAAGGCACCATCACAGAGAACGGCAACCTTGCCAGCGAAAAACAGCAAAACATGATTCGTGCCGTATGCAAATCGTTAGGGAAAATACCCCCCCACAACTTGCAAGCGATGAGCAAACGTGAAGCCAGCGCATATATCGACACGCTCAAATCAGGCGAACAGCCAGCGCCAAGCTACGACTCACCAGAAGAGCCCTTCTAGTGATCACAGTTGGCTCACTATTCTCAGGAATAGGCGGCTTAGACCTGGGCTTAGAACGCGCAGGGATGGAAATAATTTGGCAATCAGAAATAGACCCTTACGCTTGCAAGGTACTCAGCAAGCATTGGCCCAAGGTGCCAAACCATGGCAACATCAAAAACATCCACTGGGGAAACGTTGTTCGACCTGACATCCTTTGCGGCGGCTACCCCTGCCAGCCGTTCTCGTCAGCAGGAAAACGCAATGGCGCTAACGACCCACGACACTTATGGCCTTGGGTACGAGAAGCCATTAGCGAACTACGACCCAAATACGCAATCCTGGAGAATGTACGAGGCCACATTACTCTCGGACTCTCCACAGTTCTCGGGGAGCTGGCCAGCATCGGGTACGACGCGGAATGGCAAATTGTTTCCGCAAATTCTGTTGGTGCGCCACATCTCAGAGAACGAGTCATCATTATCGCCCACCCCTTCAGGGAACTGGCCAACACCGATAACAGCGGACAGCTACAGCGACAACCTCAAATCTTCACAGCACATCGATGGCTCAATGCACTCAATCTCACTCGCTCAAGCAGTACAAATGTGGCCGACACCCACAGCATCAGTGGACACATCGAACATCAACGGCAAGTTCTCCAACCCAACTTTGCGGGATGCAGTTGGTGGCAGACTGAACCCAACGTGGGTCGAGTGGCTGATGGGATTCCCCATCGGGTGGACAGACTTAGAGGATTAGGCAATTCAGTGGTACCACAAGTAGCAGAACTAGTAGGCAGAATGGTCATTGATTATGACACCAATATCTGAAGCGTCATTTCTTCAACAACTAAAAGCGCTGGCCTATATCCATGGTTGGTCATTCCATCATTCAACGCCATCACAAACCTCCAAAGGCCGATGGATTACAACGGGTAGTCCTGGCTTCCCTGACTGTGTATTAGCTCATCGCGTACGTGGCGTGATCATGTGCGAACTCAAACGCGAGAATGGCAAAACCACCCCAGCTCAGGACGATTGGCTCGAGCGTCTAAGCCCCCATGTGGAGTGTTACCTATGGAAACCATCAGACTTAAACTTCATAGCTCAAAGGCTCTCCCAATGCTGATTGTGGCGTGGTATGTCCTGCTACTGTCCATCGGTGTTGCCATCATTCAAGGCATACGCAAGTAACTTACTCTTACAACTGAATACGACCATGGCCACATAGGGGATTGCACTCTGTTGGTATTCACACTACGGAAGTAGGGTAGATGTGGCGCACCCAACCACCTGAGATGACTTACCTGAAGGGCTGTTGGGGTAAGTCGCCACAGCAGAGTTCCCTAACTTCATAAAAGGCGAATGGCCGACCGTCCTAAACACACCACCTGCCACAGCTACTAGCTGGAAGTGGGGGCTGGCACAAAGCACAAGATTGTACACACACACGTAAGCAACCGCAGGCGAAGCCAAGGGCGCTAGTAACATCAGCCACATGACATCCCCATACAACGACCCCACCTACAAAGCTAACCGCAAACAAATACTAAGAGACGGCAAATCAACCATCTGCGCCCTATGCGGCAAGCCAGGTGCATCAACCGCAGACCACATAGTGCCGCTCATGTTCGGAGGCGACCACTCGCTTGAGAACCTCCAACCTGCCCATCAGTCATGCAACTCAAGAAAAGGTGCAACACAACAAAACAAACGTGCAGCAGCACAAGCCCTGACGCGTCCAACAAACAGCGCACCACCGATTACGCAAAAACTCAAAAAAACAACAGAATCTGACTTTTTTCCTGCTCAAGCAGAAAC